ACCTCATAATTTTCAACAACCTCTGTTGCGAGTTTGATTGCATCTGCAAATGTATCCTGCTGACCTGTACCGATCTTATTTAACATCCGGTCCCATGCATCCCCGAGGTTGGAAATAAGGCCCGGGAGTGAAGCGGCCTGTTTATCCATCATACCACCAAACATGCCGGTTGAGGCTGTCAGGTTTTCAATAACAGTCTGAAGGTGTTCAAAACTTAATTCACCTTTTGAGGCCAAGTCCAGAATGTCTGCCTTGCTTACGTTCAGGGTTTTTGACAGCTCCTCAATGATCGGAATTCCACGACCGGCAAACTGCATCAGGTCTTTAGTCATCATACGGCCCTGAGTTCTGGTTGTGCCATACAGATAAACAAGGTCCCCAAACGGAATACTCAACCCGGCTGCAATGTCCCCGAGTTTTTTCATGGTAACAACAACCTCCTCTGAGGCTTCACCGTATGCAAGCAATTGCTTTGCTCCGGTTGCTACCTGTTTCATGTCAAAGGGCGTTTTTGCTGCAAACATGGTGACATCAGCCAATAAAGCATCTGATTTTGCTTTGTTTTTAAGCATTGTTTCAAATGCTATTTCCAACTGCTGAAATTCACCCCGGACGTTTACAATTTCCTTTGTGAATTGGGCCCCGAATGCAAAAGAAAAGTACCCCCCAACGGCAAGGGCAACCTTCCGGAATGAATCATCAATCTTACTTGTTTCCCTCTCTGCTGTTGACGAAACGCCCTTAATCCTGCGCTCCATTTCATCCAACATTGAGTTGAAAGTTTTGGCGTCTATTGTTGCCTCAAAATCAAGGGGACCGTTACCTTTCATATCTTAAAAAACTCCTTTAGTTCATCCTCTGAATTGGCTTCTTTTGGCTTGTCTGTGTACCCCGGGGCATCGGAAATCATCATTTGTAAATTTGTCCAAGCTACCCCCCACAATATGTAATCAAAGTTCCATCCTGTTGCGTTTGCTATGGACCAAACGCTACCCCAAAGGCTATTTAACCCCTTTGTTCTACCGGGCTCAGATTTTCCCCTTTCGGTTTCATCATCCGAAACGTCTGTATCAATCTGATAGAGTTCGTAAAAGACGCTACATTGCAGATCATGACAGTGAACGCCATCACCTGAAAAAGTTTTGTTGGATTCATTTTCCACATCAGCCATCTGGATAGGGCCGGGGCAAAAATTTTGATCTTCCGGGGGCTGTTCAGTATGGCATAAGCAACGATTAAAGCAAGTCTTTTGGCGTTCTCAGGTACAAGCATGTAACTGTTCTGGTAGGCTTCATCAGACAGCTTTGTTTCGTCAAGGTGGATTTTCAGATACTCCCGGGAAATCAACAACAGGGTTCCAAGGTAGGGCTGCTTAACATGAAAACGGTAAGTCTTTTTACCGAATAGCCTTACCAGTCCCTTTGCCTCCAGAGTGAATTTGAAACCTTCATCAAGCATTGTATCAACCGCCCGGCTTTCGCTCAATATAGCATCATTCTGCTGCATAATGGCACAAAGTAAAGAAACCCTCCGGAGAGGGTTTCAGGTTTAACTTACTGTTACTCAACAACCTTGTCAATTTTGATTGGAGCCTCCCCGGTTTTGGTGGGCTTCAGGGCCGTTGCAACGATTCTGATCAAACCCATTTCCTTTTTACCAAGATTCATGTCAATTTTGGCATCAATTTTGGCCCGGGGAATCTGGATTCTCACGTCCTTCCTTGTAACAACTTCAATTGATTTCTCAATTGTGGGGATTGTTTCCGGGGCGTTCCATACTGCGGCATCACCTGTGCCGGTAACGGTTCCTCCCAATACTTCGGCCATTACCGAGGGGGTAAAGTCCATAATTGCGAACTCCAGTTTGGTGTCACCTTTTGAGGATAACATTTCAACCGGGTCGTCATTCTCCTCTGCATAAAAGGGAGTAACCTCAGGGTCCTCCTGAGTGAGGGTGGCTGTGCCCTCAAAAGTCAAACCAAGGGGCGCAAGCACGGTTCCCATACCGCCATCAACAGCGATATCACCAACCTTGATTGATTTCAAGCCTATACTTCTACGTTCTGCCATGTTTAAAGGGTGTTAATGCGTGAAAAAAAACTCAGTTCTAATGTTAATGTAATGCTGAAATAGTTCAGGCTCCTTGATTGTGGCCTGTTGCTCAACAAAGAAATAATACTGATCTCCGGAAACTTCATCAAGTGCTGCAATAGCAAGGCCGGCCAACGTGTTCATCCTTACAATGTCAGGCATGGTATTGTCCGGCTGTCCACCAATGTTCAGGCTCAGATTTCTGGTGTAAATGTTCACATTCACAATGCACCTCTGAGGTATCCCGGGGGAAATTGGCAGGGCATTAATTACAACGTCCTCCTTGTCAGAATTGAGTGGCCGGCTTGATTTGTAAATCTTACCATCAATTGCTGATTTAAGAGGGGAGCCGTTCAATACGGACCAGACAATATTCAGTGCATCAATGTTTGTCCTCATAATTTGGCCCTCTTAATTGCATTACTCAACTTCTGCATTTCTCCCGGCATTTCCTTCCAGACCAATTGTTCTGCTGACGTAAGCACGTCCCGGCCTCTGGATTCAACAGCAAGGGCGTATTCCATCCCGGCAACAACCACCAAAAGCCATCCGGAGGGATAATCCAACGCAACAGCTTTGCAGTGTTCAGCCCCTTTTTGAATGCCTTCATTGTCACCATCAAAAGACTGTGTTTTCAGGTTGCCATTCAGATAGACTGCATACCCCATTGAACTCCTCAGGTTCCCTGTCTGGTCCCTGAAACCGGTTTCTGGCGGTATGCTTTTAGCGTGTTTTACTGCCTTTTCTCCAAGTTTCTGCAACCTTAACAGGGTCGCTGTTTCTACATTGCGCTTTGCTGCTTCCATCCGCTTCCGGAGGTCGGAAATCGAACCTTTTGCCTTCAGACCCATAACCGGAAATTTAAAAGTCCTTCATGTGTCCTTTTTACCTGGCCTGAAAAGATATTCCTTCCGTTGCTGCTGATCTTAACAGTTGCTCCCGGGAGGATTGTTCTGGCCGGCTTCGGCATGTAAACCACAAACTGGTAAATAAAAGCCTCCCCATCCGGCCCTGCAAACCTTTTCCCTTCGGAATTGGCCTCAGCCCTGCACTGCCCTACAAAAACTTGCTCAGGGTCACCTAATGACGTGAAATTGCCATTTTCATCCAGTTCAGATTGAGTGGCAACAACAACCTCATAGATTTCGTGCGGGTACTGTCTTACCATGGCTTACAGCTTGAAATTTCAGGCTCCGAATCCGGGGCAAACGTGTCCTCAATTCCGTACTTCCTGAATATGGATTTCCTCAGTTTAAGAAAAGACTGCTTTTCTGATTGTGTAACAGAAAACCCCCCTTCGCTGATATTGGGCTTATTGTAGGCCACAAGGTATAAGTCAGCCTTTGCAAGGTCAAAAGCCCGGGAGGGTGCACTATAATCGGCATCAGGGGCAATCCCCCTGTTGATACATGCAAGTTCAACCTCCTGTTTAGTGAATGGATACCCTACACTGGCCGTCAATGCTTCAATATTTGTCATACCTCTTTTTGGGATTTTCAATATTTGTGGCAGGGCGGTTCATTGGTCCGGCACAATCCGGAGAGGGGGCAACCCCCCTCCCCAAAAAGGCCTTAGCATCTTTAGCAACCCTGACCACAAATAACTCACACACAATCAAAAAAGCCTCTTTTTAATAGCCCCAACTGGTTGCTCCAGTGTTCACAAGCCACATCGCTTCAGGGTCATTCAGTGCCGGGAAAGCATTGGCCGAACCCTTTGTTACCTCAGAAACAGGTTCCTCAGTTCCCCATTTCAGAATCATAACGTGTTCACGTTTGACCTTCATGGCTTTAGATTCAATGGATTCAATTGCCTGAGGGCCGTGCCACGTAGTACCGGCAACAGTGTCGGGCATGAATGCAATACAGCCGGTCTGCCACGGCTCAACAACGGTTCTGGTTCCATCGGGGCCCTCCAGAGTTACAAGGCTGTCCACGATCTTGATCTGTGGCAACCCCTCTGCTGCAAGGGCTGTATTGATATTCTCCTGAGTGGGTGACAGTGCGAGGCCGGTAGCCCGGAGAACCCAATTGGCTGCAAAATCAACAACCTCTTTGGTTGACCTCATAATGTCAAAAGTGCTCTGGTCCATAAGGACGTACTTCAGGCGTCTGCCCTTTTTCTTAGCATCGGCAACAATGGCCTTGATATCAGTGATCGGTTTGGCGGTTGCGAGGTTTGCAGCCGACCATACAACGGTAACTCCCTTTTTCTGAGTGGTGGGAATCCGGAAATCAACGGCATCCTCCGTTACAATTCCGGCATTGTTGGATTTGCTCAGGATAATCTTACCAGTTGAAAGGGCCCGGAGTGCCAACCATTCCAAACGTGCGTTAACACCAGTGAAACAAAATTCCACGTCCTCATAAATGAAGCGGACCAGTTCCATTTTGCCGGCTTCGGTTCCGGCATAATGCCTCAGTTGGTTGTATTCATTCAGACGGCTTTCACCCATGACACGCTTAATGTCAATTTTGGGAATGTCACCAGTCAACTTCTTAACAACCTCCCGGGTTTTGGAGGGTGCTGAAGCATCGTAAGAAACAACGTCAGCGGCAACAGGGACCCCCTTATCTCCTGCAAGGGTTTTCCAGTTCAGCACAGGCGTAAACCGGAGGGGAAACAAGGTCGGGAAATAGAAATTGTTCAGGTTCATTGTGTTAACAACGGCCTGCATATCTTTTTCGCTCAACCCCTGAATTAAAGACTTTCTCATTTTTTTGCTCTCCTTTTGCTTTTAAAGGTTAAACGAAACGAATCAGTGAAAGTGCTGCCTTGATATCGGCATGAATCGGGGCAATTACGGCCTCCTTAACAGTGCCACGAACAACAATGTCAGTGGTGTGGTTATCCCCCGGGATTACGCTGAATCCGGTTCCTACAAGACCAACCGGGGCGTATTTCATTGCTGAATCGGTTCCGGTTGTGGCTGCTGCTGCCTGAAAAATTACTGCACCAGTGGCGGCTACTTCTCCGAGAGTGGCCCCAACGGTCAACGTGTCGTGGGTTTCCTCTGAGGTGTTGATTGCAGTAATGGCTGAGGCTTTTGCACCTTTTTTCAGGGCAATCACATCACCAACCTTGAAATTGTGTCCCTTAGCAACAGGGTACGCAGTGGCGTCATTCGTCACGTCTGCGGTAAGTTTGGCCGTTTTGACAACGTGGAAAAGTCCATTGCTGTCAACGCCTACCGGGGTACCATCAAGGACCTCCGGCTGTGTCAGGTCGGCTGCTGCTACTACACCACCCCCGGGGATATCCTCCAGTTTGGTGACAAACGCATTAACCTGACGGTTTTCGGTGCTTTTGAAAATCTGCATCTTTGCGATTTTTTAAAAGTTTGTACTAAAGTTGTTTACCACCAAGAGGGGAGGCCCCTGCATTGGTTTCTTTGCCTGTACCCTTAGACTGGATATAGTCATTAACTGCTGCTGAAATTCCGGTGTCTGTCGGATTGCCAAACGCCGGCTGTGGGATTGCTTTTAACCCCTGATCAGTTAATTCCTGCTCAAACTCAGTCCACGATGCCGTTACAGTGTCAACGAAAGTGGAAATGTCCTCCTCCTTCTCAAACTTTGCAATTGTCAGGGCGTTTTTGAAAAACTTCTCATTCACGCCCTTTTCTTTGAGTGCGGAAACAACCTTGTCCCGGTATGCTGCTGACAATTCTTTTTGTTTCAACAATTCAAGTTCCTTCTGTAACTTCAGTATAGCTACCTGAGTTTCATTTTCTGGTGTCGGCTGAGGGTTCGGGTTCCCCGGGTCCGGATTACCTGTTTTAGCCACCAAATTGAACTTTTCTTTCAACGTGTTCTCTCTGGTTGTGGCTGCTTCTGTGGCCCTCCGGTCCCCCTCAGTCTGCAACAGCTTTGCATAATCCTGAATGGATATTGGCGACTTTTCGAGGTCTGCGACTGCTCCCTCAATTGCGGTTTCCTCTGTTACCGTGGCTGAAAGTTTTTCAGCGACCAGTCCCAGTAATACGGTTGGCACCCCTGCAAATTTTGCTTTGAGTTGTGCGAGAATTTTTTCTTTCATAACGACCGAAAAAAGGTTTTTGATTTCTGCAAATATACTATGACTTGATTCAAAAAGTTACCATCATGGTAATATTTTTTTTTGGAATTATTTCTGCGACAACAAACCGATTGTTGTTACAGATATTTTTTCAGGAATTTTGGCTAAATAATCTTATTTTATTTCCTTTTCTCTTATCTTATCTTATTTGTTGCATTTCTGTAACAAGCTGTGACAACAAAGCGATTGTTGTTACAGATATTTTCTTAATCATTTGAATATCAAATAAGTGTCAAAATTGCCATTTTTGGCCCTTTTTACGGTTATTTCTCCCCGGGAAATGGCATTTTCCTCGGAATCGTGATTTATTCCCGGAATGTTTTGCTGTAATTCTGTGACAAGTTGTAACAACAATCCGATTGTTGTTACAGATATTAAGAGGCTGCAAGGCGTATTTATTAACAATGATTAGCATTGGTAAGCATTTTTCTTACTTTTGCCCTCCTAAACTAATTCTCCTAAAAATGGATAGGGAACAATTCATTGCAGCCCTTAGGGCTGAAGTTTCGGAATACAATTCTGTTATTGCAACTGACAAGGGCGATTGGATTGTTAAGGGCTTTATTGATATATATAGAAACATATATACAATATCAGTCGATACAAAAGTTGTGTCAAAGGTCATTGAAATTTTATTAATCCCTCAATTTGAGAAATTTGCTGCTTCACACAATCTTATTCTTGAAAATCAGCCTAAACAAAATTTTTACCCAGACTTGACATTTATTAGTAAAGACTCAGGCCAAAAATTTGCCGTTGATATTAAGAGTACTGTAAAGGATAGTGATAATAAAATTAAGGGTATGACCTTGGGCACGTTCCAAGGGTATTTCAGGAATCGAGATACGGCAGTAGGACAAAGTATATCGTATCCTTACAATGATTATTCTGCTCACATTGTTTTAGGCGTCATTTATTCTCAGGTTGATGATAAACCAAATGAAAAAGAAATATTTAAACTTGACGAAATAGACAAAATTGAATCTGTGATCAGGGATTTTCAGTTTTTTGTTCAGCCCAAATACAAAATTGCTGCTGCAACAAAAGGTAGTGGAAATACAAGGAATATAGGTTCTACACGTAGCATTTCCGAATTGATAAATGGTACAGGAATATTCTCAAAACTTGGTGAGGAAGTGTTTGATGATTACTGGATGTATTACGTTGATGAACAAAGTTCAAGAGAAAAGAGTATCCCCAGACCATACACTGACCTGAAATCATATTTAAGATACAAAGAAAAGGGGAGGAACTCTTTGGAGAAAAACAAGGGAATAATCGAGTTGTGGCCTGAAGAAAACGATACTGATGAAGCATAAAAAGGTTATTGTTCCCCCTATTAAAAGTCAGGGTATAAAAACGAAATTAGTGCCTTGGATTAAAGCAATTTCCCCACCTGTGGACGGCCGGTGGATTGAACCGTTCTTAGGTACTGGCGTGGTTGCTTTTAATTCCGGATTTAAAAGGGCTGTTCTTAGCGACACAAACCCCCACATAATTAATTTTTATAAGGCAGTTCAGAGCAAAGAAATTACTCCTGCGAAAATGAAAGAATATCTTGAAAGGGAAGGCCAGCTACTCAGGGTTGCCGAAAATTCAGGATACGATCATTATAAAAAGGTTAGAAGTAGATTTAATAATGAGGGTTTCTCTCCTTATGACTTTATTTTTCTTTCACGTGCCGGTTTTAATGGTATGATGCGATTTGGCAGCAAAGGGAACTGGAATATTCCATTTTGCAAGAAACCGGATAGATTTGCACCTGCATACGTTACTAAGATAGTGAATCAATTATCGTCTGTTTCTGAAGTTATACAGCCTGAACCAGATTGGACTTTCTTGAATAGTAGTTTCCATGAAATCATTCCTTTGGCAACTGAACATGATTTGATTTATTGTGACCCTCCTTATTTCGGTAGGCATGTAGATTATTACAATGGTTGGACTGAGAAAGACGAAGAATCACTATTCAATTTACTTTCGAATACGCCAGCGAAGTTTATTTTGTCCACATGGCACCATAATGATTGGCGCAACAATGAAATGATAGAGAGGTTCTGGAACAAATTTAATATCATTACAAGGGACCATTTTTATCATAATGGAGGAAAAATTGAAAATAGAAAGACAATCGTTGAGGCTTTAGTTTGCAATTTTGATTTAGCAGGTTTCTCAACTCACAATCATGGAAAAATTGACAAACAGGATACTCAACAGCTCACATTGCCAATAGATTAAAAATAGTTTTCATTTTTAAAATCCTACTACAAGCCTGGACAAAAAAGGCCGGAGGCCCCCCCGGCTTTCTTTCTTGTATTTACTTGTATTTATAGACTGCCGGCTGAATGGTATTCTATTTGCGGGATTTCACCCCTTTCAATGCAACCTGATAAAATGCTTAATTCAGGTCCTTTTTATACTGGACAAAAAGACTGTAACTGCCTGTGTACAAGGTAACCATATATCCTTGCTGCTCCCATATCAGTTTTGTTACACTGCCCTCTGTCACTTCCGTATAAATCTTTCCGTATTTATTGACCATGAAATCTGTGAGTTCATTAGCAATATGACTATTGTTTACAAAAGTACAAGAGGCAATAACAAGCGTTTCAGCATTACAATAAAATCCATAAGAAACCTTAATCATTGCTTCCATATCAGCGGAAAATTCCAGATAGCCTGAGCCCTTTGATTCATACTCTGGACTTATCCAAACAATATCCTCAGGCCCATGATCACCTAACAATGTACGTTTTTCTCTTTCAATCACCCCTTGTTTATCAAGGGTCCAGTCTAAAACCGGTTCGTTAAAATAAGCCTTAACTGGCTGTTGATCTTCATCTTTGCTGCATGATATCATTACAACTAACAGAGCAATAACAGGAAATAGTTTTTTCATAATATTTCATTTTTATAGGTTCAAATTTATAGAAAAGTATTACAACGTTACAAATTTTGCTGCTGTTTAATATTTTTCAACCACATTCCTGCGAAAATTGCTTGATCGGCTTGCTCACTGGCATTGATTTTCCATGCACCATTTTCGGCTCTATA